TTTTTTACACTCCATCTGGCACTGCTGGCGCAAATGACTATGTTGAAATCACGGGCGTACAACTAGAAGCAGGCAACGTAGCCACCCCGTTCACAACTGCCACTGGCACTATTCAGGGTGAACTCGCTGCTTGTCAGCGGTATTTGCCTGCGGTTAATTTTGGATCTTCAACATCAGAAATTGGAAATGGATATTGCATCAGCACCACTCAAGGATTTATTCAAATTCCTTTTGCGGTGCAACCTAGAGTTCAGCCAACAGGGGCAACAATTTCAAGTGCTTCGCATTTCCAAATCAGAACATCTGCTGGAGCGCCTCAAGTTCCAGCAACCCTTGTTTTCAATAACGCTTCGTTAACTATGGGTTCTGTTTTAACTGGTGGCAATAGTGGAATGGTTGCGGGAAATGGAACAACAATGCAAATAAATTCAAGTTCAGGGCAAATACTCTTTACAGGATGTGAGTTATAGATGGAAACTTACATAAACCTTGATGGCATTGAATGTGTGATCGTTGTTAACGATGATGGCTCAACTTGGTCAGGTTTGAAATCAACTTATGACGAACAGCAAGCCAACACGGTAACGCCAATACTTTAAGCAACACCAAGGGGGAAGCAAGTGAAAATAGCAATCTACACAATTGCGCTTAACGAAGAACAATTTGTTCAGCGTTGGTTTGATTCAGCTAAGGATGCGGATTTCTTGCTAATTGCCGACACTGGCTCGACAGATAAAACCGTTGAACTGGCAACTGCCCTTGGCATCAACGTAATCAACATTGGCATTAGCCCGTGGCGCTTTGACGATGCCCGCAACGCATCCTTAGCCGCAATCCCGCTTGACATTGACTACTGCATTGCTCTTGATATGGATGAGCAACTTCAACCAGGCTGGCGCCAAGAGTTAGAGTCTTTGGAAGCACAAGTTACCCGCCCAAGGTATAAATACACTTGGAGTTGGAACCCTGATGGCTCGCCCGGTCTAGTTTATGGCGGGGATAAGATTCACTCCCGCAAGAATTACAGGTGGAAGCACCCTGTTCACGAAGTTTTGACTTGTAAAGCAAACGAAGTTCAAGCCTGGACAAAGCTTGAAATCCATCATCACCCTGATGATACAAAATCAAGGGGTCAGTATTTTGAACTGCTTGCCCAATCGGTGCTTGAAGATTCAACAGATGATAGAAATTGCTTTTACAACGCAAGAGAACTGTTCTTTCACAATAAATACACAGAGGCAATACAAGAGTTCAAACGCCATTTAGAGTTGCCCAAGGCAGTATGGAAACCTGAACGGGCTGCCTCAATGCGCTATTTAGCCAAAATGGATGAATCCGAACGCGAATCTTGGCTACTTAAAGCCATTGCAGAATCCCCCAATAGTCGAGAGCCAAGGGTTGATCTCGCCCAACATTACTATTCAAAGGGCTTATGGCTGGATTCTTATGCCACCGCCCACGCCGCATTGAGAATAACGCAGCAACCGCTAGAGTATCTTGTAGAGTCAGATGCTTGGGGATACCTGCCACACGATCTAATTGCGATTGCGTGCCACAACCTAGGCAAACCAAAAGAGGCACTTGAACACGGTGAAAGGGCAGTAGCTTTAGCGCCGTGGATTGACAGGCTTAAAGAAAATGTTAAGTTTTACAAATTAAGCGCAAGCCAAGAACCGACAGAATAGGAAAACAAATGCTCCGGGGGGATATTCTTCAAGAGGCTTCACGCCTCACGCACGGTGATCGAAATAAAAATTATGGTGACCCGCTAACAAATCATCAACGAATTGCGGCGCTTTGGTCGGTATATCTTGAAACTGAAATTACTCCCGCCCAAGCCGCAATCTGTTTGGCGTTGGTCAAGGTTGCCAGGTTAATTGAGTCACCCGATCATCTTGATAGTTTCATTGATGGCGCCGCCTACTTCGCCATTGCCGGGGAGATTGCCCATCGTGAATAAGATTCTTTTCTTAGTTGCCTCACAGGGGCAACCTCAACAGGCGGCGGCGTTGCAAGAGATGTTTAACTTGTTGCCTGATGATTATGACTTGTTGTTTATCCTAGATGCCAACAATTCAATGCGTAACGCCTATGATGATGCCGATGTCAGCTACATATTGGACAAGAACCGAACAGGTAATTTGTCCGACTCATTGCCAAGGTCTCAAAAACTTTTTGCTGACACCTACGAACAGATTTTTGCCATAACAGAGATTTAGTGCGTTCACCGCACCCCCAAGAAAGAACCCCCGACAGCCGTTCCTGTCGGGGGTTCTTTCGCCTTTTAACTAGGCGTAATCTTTCAAGTAAGCAACAATCACTTCGCTTATGTTCTTGCCTTCGCTTTCAGCTTTCTCTTTGGCTTTGCGCCATAGTTCTTCATTGATTCGAATCGAGCGTTGCGGGGTAACCATTACAAACCACCCACACACTTGACGGCATCGCCCCAACAGTAGCCTTCCGAAGTCCACCAAAGGTTTTGCGCGATCTCAATTACTAACCAAATGCCTACGATGATGAAGGCGGTTCTAACTAAACGCCATTTGCGGGTCATTCTCATTTTACTGCTCCCAATTCTTTTAGAGTGTTGCGCATTTCAGATAACTTGATGATTGATTGGCAAAGTGCCAAATCTATTGTTTCAAAGGTGGCATTTTGTAAATCAAATCCTTCTTCAAGGGTTTGGTTTACTTCGGCAACGCCTGTTGTTAGGTCAAGGTAAAGTGATTTCATCGCACTCATTTGGCAACGCCCCATTCCTTTTGCAGTTCTTTGTATTCGGATTCAGTAACAACGCCTTTGTATTCGTTACAGTTGAAACAAACTTTCTCATTATCAACCTTGTTATCGCAAAACACGCAGTAGTAAGTAGCCATTACGCACCTATTTTCGGAAAGTAATTACCCGGTTGCTCTTGGTATGGGTTTGGCGCGAAGTATTGAAATTTTTTGATTTCTTCAACACATAAATAACAAATGTGTTTGCCGTTAAGTAAATTCAATCCCAAATAACTGTTTCCATCGCAAGTCACGCACTTCATTATTTGTTCTCCATTTCTTTACAGGTTTCGCATCGTAGATTTTCGCCACCAAGAAGGTGGGTGTAGTAAGAATCCCAAGTGCCAAGTTCTGTCCAATAACTGATGCGTTTTGGGTTAGCAACAATTGCTGACTTCAAATAAGTTCCTGCGTGATCTTTACAGGTGACTTCACCTGTTGTGTCTTGAATCCAAAGTTGTGTTGTCATACTAAACACACCCCCAAGATGTGAAGTTCGTTGATTGCGTTAATGGCATCTTTCTTTGTTCGTGCATCTTCAACAATTACAGATGGGTGATCAAACCAATTTGGAATCCAACGCCCATCTACTTTGCGACATTCGCTTTGCGGATAAACATCCCAACCATCATCGTGTTTCCAATAAACAATCTCACAACATTTTTTGCTCATTTGTTTTTCCGTTCTATTGGAAACCCGTTCGTTTTCCAATAAGCCAACCTTAGCATTTGTCACGACAGAGTGTCAAGACACGCCCAAGGCAAATGAGGCTAATTTTCCGCCTGTTACCCACCCCACATATACCCCTCAAAAGGGTAGAATTGACCCCTATGACCACAATCGCAGGCTACCAGGGCAAAGGCTTTGCCATCCTTGGAGCTGACAGCCAAATCACCGATGGTGACAAACGCATCATTTCGCCTTCAACGCCCAAAATCGTAAAGGTTGGCAAGTACCTTTTGGGAGTCTGCGGAGATTGCCGCCCCGGTGATGTGCTTATGTATAACTGGAAACCGCCCCTATACGATGGCACCGACCCTGTTGGGTTTATGGGTCGAAAGGTGATTCCAAGCATTATCAAGGCGTTCAAAGACAATGGCTACGATTACCAAAAAGAAGGCGCGAGCTTTGCCTATTTGCTCGCCTTTAATGGCAACATCTTTGAAATTGGCAATGATCTAGGCATCTCGCAATCAATAGACTTCACCTACGGCATCGGGTCGGGTAGCGCGTACGCCATTGGCTACCTAACTTCAATGGCTGATGTTTACGGCGAAGCAACAGGAGAAACACTAAACATTGACACCGCCACCAACGCCATCAAAACTGCCCTTGAAATCTCAGCTAAGTTTGATGTGAACACTTCGCCACCATTTCAGGTTGAGATTCAATTTAACCGCTAGCGTGTCGCGGCAGGGTTTATGGTGTAGCGTGTGTCACCCTTGACCTTGAACGGAAAGGAAAACGCCAAATGTTTTGGTTAGCTCTAATTGTAATGATTATTTGCGTGATTTCAGTTGTTGGAATTTTTGCTCGAAGTAACGGCGAGATTTGATGTCTAAAGCCAAAGCAAAGGGAACCTCAGCGGAAACTGCCGTTGTCAAATTCTTAATTGATAACGGTTTTCCCTACGCCGAACGCCGTGCGCTAAATGGCGCACTTGATCTTGGCGATATAACAGGCACCCCTGCCTTGGCTTGGGAAGTTAAGAATCACAAAACCTATAAAATTCCTGCTTGGTTAAAAGAAATCGAGTTGGAAACAAAGAACGCTAAAGCAGACTTTGGCGTTTTGGTTGTAAAACCTAATGGTGTTGGAACTGCTAACACCGCGAATTGGTGGGCGATTATGTCGCTTGAACAAATCACTAATTTACTTAGAGATGCGGGCTACGGAACAAGGAGATGAACTTTGACATTTTCAGCGATTCACCCAAGTTCCGAGAAGCCCAATGTGCAAAAGTTGAGGATAAAGATTATTTCTTTCCAGATACAAAGCACGATGAGGCAGAACGCCTGCCCCGACTCAAGCAAATCTGCGGGAGTTGTATTCATAGAGAGGAATGTTTGGAGTACGCACTTGACAAGCGAATTGTTTACGGATTTTGGGGTGGTTACACCGCCGATCAACGGCAAAGTATCAACCGCAAAAGCCGGCGAACTGTAATATCTAAGAAAGCAATTATGATTCATCAGATGTTATGGGAAAACAAAAGCGCCAACGAAATTGCCATCACAGTTGAATGTTCGAGCCAATATGTTTACAAGGTTTCGGCACAACTTGCGAAGGCAGCTAGAGAAGGAGCAATCCAATCAAACCAAACACAAAAAGAGTCATCAACCGAATCGCCCTTATATTGGTGGTTAGCACAGTGACTTCACTATTGGTTCAAGCAGTAAATCCAACACCTGCAATTCCTCAATCGGTCATTTACAAAGAATTGCCGATTTTGATGCAGGTTAATCACAAGGAACTCGCCCGCGAGCTACTTACTAAAAAAGATTTCAAGTGTTTCACAGCCCTTATGGGTAAGGAATCCGCTTGGAAAGATAAAAAGAATCCAACAAGTTCAGCATCAGGTGTTGGGCAATTGTTAGATTCAACTTATAGAAACCTTGGGCTAAAGCGGAGTTCATCTGAAGTTGCCCAAACCGTTGCTGCCCTTGCTTACATTGGCAGAAAATATGGTTCGGGTGGCCCCTGCGCTGCCTGGGCAAAGTTCAAAAAAGACAAATGGTACTAAAAACTTTGGGGGTTAAAGTGACCGTTGAAATTGAGAAAGGCATCGTTGATTTTGATGCCGATGCAAATGCGTGGCTTGAACAATACAAGTCAGCGTTAGCAAAGATTAAAGAATGGCAAGAGGTAGCTGACATTGCCCGTTCACATTTAGAATCTGCCCTTGGCGATTCTCAAGTTGGGATGTTTGGCAATCGCCCTGTCGTTCGATGGTCGGTTGTTGAGAGCAAGCGATTTGATACTAAGCGGGCGCGAGAAATCCTGCCTGCCCAAGTGATTGACTTGCTTGAAGTTGTTTCAACCACCCGCCGATTCACCGTTGTAAGAGATGATGAATAAGCAATGACCTTTACACCTTTGAACACTCCAAGTAAGGCGCTTGCAATCGAATTGGGCGAGATTATTACTCAAGCGGGTATTTTCTCGCCCCGTTCGCAGCAGGTTTATATTGGCCCAAGTGAAGTGGGGCAAGAATGCACCCGCAAGTTAGCCTATAAATTACTTGATTGGGCAAAGGTGAATGAATCAAGTGGGGGCAATTGGGCAGCTCAAGTTGGAACTGCCATTCACTCTCACTTAGAAGGTATCTTCGCAAAGTTTCCTGATCGTTTTGAGGTCGAGAGCAAGGTTAAGATTCGTGCCAACCTTTCCGGGACAGTTGACCTCTACGATAAGGAAAACGGAATTGTCATTGAATGGAAAACAACCTCACCCGCTAATGTCAAGGAGAAGCGCAATAGCGGTGCGAGCCAACAACAGATAATTCAGGTTATGTTGTACGCCTACGGCAAGGCGCAAGAAGGCCACGATGTTAAGCAAGTTGGGCTTGCCTTTCTCCCAACTGGCGGCCAAATATCCGATATGTTTCTTGAACTTCATCCTTATGATGAGAAAATTGCCGTAGGCGCACTCCAGCGCCTAGATAATGTTTATGAGCTTTTATCAACAGTTGATGTTGAGAAGTCACCTACGATGTGGGCAGTTATTCCTGCGGTGCCATCGCGGAATTGTAATTATTGCCCGTACTTCAGACCATTCAGCACCGATCTATCGGTTGCCTGCAATGGAGATACGGAAGCAAAATGAAATATGATGATTTTTTAGCCACAATTAAAACCTTGACTTGTTCCCAACAGGAAAATGCACTCAAAGAAGTTATTGAGCTACACGAACCGCACGAAATTACTTTACCTGATGGTTCTTTTGGATTAAATTGTGATGAGTGTGATGGTTGGGTTTATCCTTGCTCAACAATCGAAGCAGTAAAACAAGGAATGAGAGCCTAATGTGCTGCACCGATGGATGCGCCTGCGGGATGCCTGCCAAAACGATCAATGACATAGCCAAGGAATTGGCTGAGTTAAATCCACCAATAGAGTTGGAAAACCAACAACCAAGCAACACCC